GGCGGCGCGGCAAAAACCAATGGCGGCGGCGGTGCAATAATTATTAGATATGCCGGTGTCCCAAGAACAACGACAGGATTCGTCACTACACAATCCGGCGGTTACACTTACCACAAGTTCTTCACTACCGCTACTCTCATTGGATAATACTCTACCATGTCACATTTTGCTAAAGTAGAAAACGGAAAAGTTGTTAATGTCTTGGTTGTAGAACAGGACTATATAGATTCTGGAGCTCTCGGAGATCCTTCCCTTTGGATCCAAACGTCCTATAATACATTCGGGGGAAAACACCCAAACGGAACCCCTCTAAGAAAGAACTACGCCGGCGAGGGATTTACGTATGATGCTATTAGAGATGCATTTATTCCACCCAAGAAATATCCAAGTTGGACTCTAGATGAAGAATCTTGCCTTTGGGTTCCTCCAATTCCAAAACCCAAAGACGGAAAGTTATATGGTTGGGACGAAGAAAATCAAAAATGGATCTCCAGAGAATAAAAAGAAATAAGGTAATTGCATGGCAGTAACTAACGAAACCGAATTTAAGGAATATGTCCTGAGAGCACTTGGGGCGCCTTTACTCACGGTCAATGTCAGCGGGGAACAGCTTGACGATAGAATTAGTGAGGCTATTTCTTTTTTCAAGGATTACTATTGGGATGGTTTGGAGCGAGAGTATCTCAAACACAAAGTCACACAAGAAGATATAGACAATAGGTATATAACTATTCCAGATCATATTTGGTCGATTAATCATGTGTTTACGCCAAGTAATTCAACCAACGGGCAACCAAACATATTCGATTTGGAATATCAACTTCGCATGAATGATATGCGAGATTTGACGTCCACTTCTGTAATATATTATGAGCAGGTAATGGAGCATATTGCTCTTCTGCAGAATAGACTTAATGCTGAGAGGCAATTTGAATTTAATCGTCTAAATGGGAAATTGCATCTCCACTTGAACTGGATAACAAAAGTCCCATTGGATTCATGGATTGTTGTGGAGGCATATGCGGCTCTAGATCCAGCAACGTCTCCGAAAATGTGGAATGACCGCCTGTTTAAAGAATATGCAATCGCATTAACTAAATTCCAGTGGGCGCAGAATCTCTCAAAGTATCAGAATGTCCAACTTCCTGGAGGAGTTACGGTAGATTCTGTCACAATGTATAATAATGCTCAAGAAGATATTTCCAAGATTGAACAAGAAATAATGGTTAATCTGGCTCCCCTTAATTGGTTTATGGGATAATTATGTCCGGATTAAGATTATTCAACGAGGTTTATAATAATGAGAACATTCTCTATGAATCTCTAATAACAGAGGCTCTGGAGATTCACAGTGCGGATTTTTATTATATACCCAGAACGTTTGTCGCAAAGGATGAGATTCTTGGGGAAGATCGTCTGAGTAAATTCAAAAATGCATACCCAATCCCGATGTATATGGAGACCACCAATGGTTTTGAGGGGCAAGGGGCATTTATATCCAAATTCGGATTAACCATGGAGCAGCAAGCCACATTATCTGTGGCAAGACGCTCATGGGAAGCAGCAGTTGGGAGATTTGGAGAATCTATTCTCCCACAACGCCCCGCGGAAGGAGATTTGTTATATTTTCCTCTCAGCGGCGGATTATTTGAGATTATGTTTGTCCAACATCAAAATCCATTCTATCAGCTAGGACAATTATATGTCTTTAGATTAACTGTTGAATTGTTTAGATATGCCAGCGAAACTATGGAAACTGGAGTTGCAGCAATTGACGCATTTAATTCACTGAGCCTACGCGGGTATGACGGTTCTGCTGGTTATCTCGGCTCTGCCGGATATATGGGATCTGGTGGTTATCTAGGATCTGGAACCGGATATATCGGTTCTGTAAATACAGATATTCCGCAATCCTACGGAGATAATAAGAAATTCAAATCGAAGAAAGATGAGTTTTTCTTTAACGAGAATAACCCATTCGGAAATCTATAAATCATGTTTGAAGTTGCACATTATCCCGAAATTATTAAGAAGACGATTATAGGCTTCGGTGCTTTGTTTTCAAACCTGCAGGTGATTCGTCGAGATACATCTGGAGCGGAAATAGAGGTAGTGAAGGTTCCTATTGCGTACGGCCCAAAAGAGAAATTTATTCGGAGAATAGATGAGGATCCGGAGCTAACAGGAAACGTCTACATCACACTACCACGTTTGGCATTTGAGATCAACGGGTATCAATATGATGCTCAGCGAATGACCAACAGGAATAACAAAATCCAGTGCAAAAACACGGATGGGTTGAAGTTCACCTACACCCCAGTTCCCTATAATTTGGATATCAGCCTCTACCTCCTCACAAAAGGAACTGAGGACAGCCTGGCTATCCTGGAGCAGATTCTCCCTCTGTTTGTTCCAGAATACACTTTGACGGTGGATGCCATTCCATCCATGCATGTGAAAGTTGACGTCCCAATCGGACTGCAGGGTGTTACGGTGCAAGATGACTACGAAGGAGATTTCAATACTCGGCGTTTGGTCACCCACACATTCAATTTCATTGCTAAGGTTACGCTCTTTGGACAAGTACACGGAAACGGAGTAATCCTCCATACCGAAACACATCTTCCAGAACAGGGACTGCAACACAATTCTGATGGCGATCTCTCTACGGGAAATGTCACGTTGGATGAGTGGACAAATATTCCAGCAAATGAGATAGTCGGCCCATGATAAAATCATACAACGGAAACCCCAGACTCAAGGGCGTTGGTGTAGCTATCCAATGGGAAGAGTGGCAGATCAAGGAATGGGTGAAATGTAAAGAAGACCCGCTGTACTTCATCGAGAAGTATTTCCAAATTGTAACCGTGGACCATGGTGTCCAGCTAATCAAGCTCTGGGATTTCCAGAAAGAAATCGTCAAGTCCCTTAAAGATGAGAGCTCCACAATTGCAGTGGTTGCCCGTCAGATGGGCAAGACCACCGTTGTGGCAGCATTCTTCTGTTGGTACATCATTTTCCATGATCATAAGACGTGTGCTATTCTGGCAAACAAGGCAGCAACTGCTCGAGAAATCTTAAGCAGGATCCAGTTCGCATATGAACTTCTTCCGTCTTGGGTGCAACATGGTGTTGCGGAATGGAACAAAGGAAGCTTCCTTCTAGAGAACAACTCCAGAATCATCGCCTCATCAACAACTTCCAGCGCAGCTCGCGGATACGTTATCAACTTCCTATTCCTGGATGAGTTTGCGTTCGTTCAAAATACAATTGCAGATGAGTTCTTCACGTCTGTGTATCCTACGATTTCATCTGGAGCGAGCTCTAAGATCGCCATCGTCTCAACACCAAACGGCATGAACCACTTTTACAAAAAGGTCATGGAGGCAAAGGCTGGCACTAATGGATTCAAACTTATCCGAGCAATCTGGAGCGATATTCCTACTCGAGATGAGGCATGGAGGGTCAAGATGCTTTCCGCTCTTGGCGAAGTCAAGTTCTCACAGGAGATGGAATGCGAATTCCTGGGTGGATCCAATACGCTCATCTCAGGAACTAAGCTCAAGAGCATCGTTGTAGAAAGACCTTTGGCGACTACATCCACCACGCGATTCTACGATCACCCGGAACCAGGACATTCCTACGTAATATCGGTAGATACAGGAAGAGGAACGGGCAACGATTATTCTGCGTTTGTGGTGATCGACGTCAGCAGTCTACCATATAAGCCGGTTGCTATATATGCAGACAACACAGTGAGTCCAATGATCTTCCCGGGATTGATCCACAGCATGGCGCAAAAATACAACAAGGCTGCCGTTCTTGTTGAGACCAATGACATGGGAGAAGCAGTTGCTATGGCATTGCACTATGATCTGGAGTATGAGGAAACGATCATGTCTACAGATGGTGTTATTTCCTCCTTTGGCGGAAGAACTCCGGGTCTGAAGACAACCAAACGCACAAAATCCATGGGTTGCTCCGCGTTGAAGGTGTTGGTCGAGACGGATCAGCTTCTGGTTCGCGATTACGACATCCTTTATGAGCTCTCAAACTTCACAGTCAAGGGTCCTTCGTATGCTGCGGAAAACGGAAATGATGACCTTGTCATGTGTATGGTCCTCTTTGCTTACCTCACAACCCAGGAAGCAATGGAAAATCTGACTAGCGATTCCGCAAAAGCACGGATCTTGCAGCTAAAACAGCAAAAAGCAGAAGATGAAATGATACCAATTGGCTTCTTTTCAGACGGAACAGAGGTGGTAGAAGAAATTCTTCACTTCTGAAAAAGGACACACGGCAAACTTTCTAATAGCATAAATATCATTAGGTATCCGTTTGAACACTTTCAGCGCTGAACCTCAGCAAATTTTGATACTCGTAAACTTTAAAGGTAAAATACAATGCCAATTCAACTCTCCCCATCAGTCGTAGTCGTAGAAAAAGATCTGACTAATGTGGTTCCAGCGGTTGCCGTATCGGTCGGCGCGACGATTGTCGACGCAGCTTGGGGCCCAGTCATGGATGTAACCACTATTGACTCAGAAAACACTCTAGTTCAGCGTTTTTCGCGCCCAAATTCTCTCAATGCAGCAAGCTGGTTCACCGCAGCAAACTTCTTGGCTTATTCCAGCAATTTGTTGGTTGTTCGTCCTGAGACCACAAATCAAAGAAACGCTGTGTCAACGTTGACGGGAACTGTCTCTGCATTGACGCTCGGTTCTGGCGGTTCTGGATATCACGCCGGAACAACCACAGCAGCAATTGATGCGCCGGATACAGTCGGCGGAATCCAAGCAACTGCAACGGTACGATTGACCAACAAGGTCGGTTCTATCGCAGTTGATGAAGGTGGTACGGGATACACCTCGGCAACGGTCGTTTTTAGCGCACCAACAGAACCTTGGGGCGTGACGGCAACGGCAACGGCAACAGTCGCTGTAGGCGCGGTTGCAACATTGACGCTGACAAACCCGGGTAAAGGTTACACGACAGCACCTACAGCAACTGTGGTGGGGGATGGTACAGCAGCAACCATTACCGTAACAATGCAAACGGGTGTTATTGAGTCGGTCACTTTGACCAACCCAGGAACCGGATATTCCGCAGTTTCTCCTCCGTTGGTAACGATCACAGACACAAACGTAAGCCCAGGCACAAGCGCAGCAATTACTGCTACTGTGGTTGACGGCGGCGTGAAGATTCTGAACCTCGACAACTACGAAGCAAACTATGACGCGGGTGAGGGTGTTGTTGGTGAATTTGCTGCCAAGTACCCAGGATCTCTTGGAAATAGCTTGACGGTCTCTATCGCAGACTCAACGACCTACGCTACATGGGCATACAAAGACCAATTTGAAGGCGCTCCTGGATCGTCCGATTGGGCAGTTTCCAACGGCGCATCGAACGATGAGTTGCACTTGGTTGTTGTTGACAATAGCGGAAAGTGGTCAGGAGTTGCGGGTTCTGTGCTCGAGGCATTTGGCTTTGTGTCAAAAGCATCCGACGCTAAGAAGGCGGATGGAAGCACTTCCTACTACAAGAACGTAATCAACGCAAACTCCAAGTACATCTGGTGGATGGATCACCCATCGACAGGTACCAACTGGGGTACAGCAGCCGACTCTCAGGCATACACTTCGATCGGCGCATCGCCAATCACCCGAGTTCTCTCCGGTGGTATCGACGACTTTGCATCAACTGACGGTCAAAAGATGACGGCATTTGCACTGTTTGGTAATGATGAACAGTGGGATGTTAACTTGATTGCTGTGGGTAAGGCAAGCGCAACCGTAGCAAACTACGTTATTCAAAACGTCGCAGAGGTTCGCAAGGACTGCCTGGCATTCGTCTCTCCTAACAAGGATGGAGAAGTTATCGCCGGAACGACAAGCGACCAAGCTGAAGATATCATTGCGTTCCGTAATGAGTTGCCTTCCAGCTCCTACGCAGTTTTGGATACCGGATACAAGTATCAATACGACCGTTATAACGACGCCTACCGTTGGGTTCCGTTGAACGGCGACGTTGCTGGTCTGTGCGCTAGAACCGACGAAACGAACGATCCATGGTGGTCTCCAGCCGGTCTCAACCGCGGACAAATCAAGAACGTTGTTAAGTTGGCATACAGCCCGCGCAAAACCGACAGAGACAATCTCTACAAAAATGGAGTAAACCCAGTCGTGGCATTCCCAGGACAAGGTGTGGTTCTTTACGGCGACAAGACGTTGCTCTCCAAGCCAAGCGCATTCGATCGAATCAACGTTCGTCGTTTGTTCATCGTGTTGGAAAAGGCAATTGCTACAGCAGCAAAATATCAACTATTCGAATTCAACGACGGATTCACACGTGCTCAGTTCCGCAATATGGTTGAGCCATACTTGCGCGATGTCAAGGGACGCCGCGGTCTTTATGATTTCAAGGTTGTTTGCGACGAGACCAACAACACAGGCGAAGTCATCGACAACAATCGTTTTGTTGCCGACATTTACTTGAAGCCTGCAAGGTCAATCAATTTCATTACATTGAACTTCATCGCAACTCGTTCTGGTGCGGACTTTACAGAAATTGCTGGGTAAATTGATGGGGATCTTCCCCATCTTTTACCGCATAAATAACCTAAACACTTAGAAAGATCTAAATAATGACCGATATTTCAGCCTTCAAAGCACAAATGATCAGCGGCGGAGCTCGTGCAAACCAGTTCCAGTGCATGATTACGCTGCCAAGCATTATCCCTAACGGTTCGATCGCCGGACAAAAGCTACAGTTCTTGGCAAAGAGCGCGTCGCTTCCTGCATCAAACGTTAGCGACATCCCCGTCTCGTATCGAGGCCGCCCTGTGCACTTTGCTGGGGAAAGAGAATTTGAGCCATGGACAATCGAAATCTACAACGATAACGACTTCATCGTGCGAAACGCTCTAGAGGCTTGGGTTGACACAATCCAAAACGCCGAGAGCACAAACGGTGCTATCAATCCAGGGATGTACCAAGTGGACATGTCTGTTCTTCAGATGGATCGAAATGACAACGTAGTCAAAGAGTACGTGTTTTTTGATGCATGGCCATTGAACATTGGACAGATTCAATTGGATTGGGAAACAAACAACCAAATCGAAACCTTCCCGGTAACATTCCAATACAACTTCTGGCGTAGCCCAACGTCCGAAGGCGTGCTGGTATTCTGATCTAGTCCCCGCAAAATTGGGGGTTCGCCCCCAATTTCTTTGAATTCAACTCACGTATAATATGGCCACTAGCATTTTCGGATTCACGATAGGTAAGAAGAAAGAGAAAGAGGAAGACTCAACCAAGTCGGTTGTCTCGCCATCCACTGACGACGGATCTATAGTCGTCTCCTCCAACGTTGGAGGAGTATCCGGGGAATCCTACATTCTAGCGGTAGATCCAGACGGACTGATCAAAAATGAAATTGACCTCATTCGTAGGTATAGAGAGCTATCTAGATTTCCTGAAGTTGCTGAGGCAATTGAAGACATCGTTAACGAAGCAATTGTAATGGATGGAGACGAGTCTCCAGTAACGTTAAATTTGGATGAGTTGAAGGTGTCGGAAGGTCTCAAGAAGAAGATTAACGATGCCTTCAACGAAGTCCTCAACAAATATGATTTCAATACAGTTGGGTATGAAATCTTCAAGAATTGGTATATCGACGGCAAGATCTTTTACCAGATCATCTTAGATGAGAGCAAGATCAAGGATGGGATCCAGGAACTGCGATACATCGATCCTCGCAAAATCAAGAAGATCAAGAACATCAAAAAAGAGATGGCGCCCGGTGGAATAGAGGTCGTCAAAAGCATCGACGAATACTACCTCTACAACGACAAGGGAATTGTTGATGGTAGAACCAGCGGCGTCAAACTGGGCAAAGATTCCATTGTGTATTGTCACTCTGGCATTGTAGATTCTGCTAACGGGATGATCTTGGGTCACCTCCATAAGGCAATCAAACCCGCAAACCAACTCAAAATGCTAGAAGAGTCGGTCGTCATTTATAGATACACCCGCGCACCAGAGCGCAGAGTTTTTTACATCGACGTTGGTAACCTGCCTAAAGGTAAGGCAGAGCAGTATGTCAGCACCATGATGAACAAGTTTAAGAACAAACTGTCATATGATGCTATTACTGGAGACGTGGTTGATTCAAAGCGCCACCTCTCGATGATGGAAGACTTTTGGATGCCCAGACGAGATGGCGGCAAGGGTACAGAAATTACAACCCTCCCAGGCGGGCAGGGATTGGGCCAATTGGATGATTTGGATTATTTCCTCAACAAATTGTACCACTCATTGAACGTTCCTATCTCCAGGACTAAGCCGGACACGGGCTTCAGCATCGGAAAGAGCGATACGGTATCTCGAGATGAAATCAAGTTCAACAAGTTTATCGGCAAGATCAGATCCAGGTTTAATGGAACCTTGTTGGATCCGTTGCGTGTGCAGCTAGTTGCTAAGGGCATCATATCATCTGAGGATTGGGAGTCAATCAAAGAGAAAATCCGCATAACCTATTCCCACGACAACTACTTTGCCGAGCTCAAGGAAAATGAGATCCTAAACACCAGAATTCAAACGGCTCTCCAAGCAGATCCTTTGGTAGGAAAATACTACTCCAAAGAATGGATCCAGAAAAACGTTCTGAGGTTGAAAGACGAAGAAATCGAGGAAATTGCCGCACAGCAGAAAGCGGAAGTTATGCCGCTGGCGGATACCGACGATGGTATGGACCCAACACAACCGCCCCCAGAGGCTGCTCCATCCGAAGAAGATAAAGAAGACGAGCCCAAAAAGTCGGGCAAGCCTGCTAAAGATTAACCCATAACATATCACACACGAGTTATCCATATGAATACAACCAAAGATCTAGTTCAGGCAATCCAAGCCGGGAAAAGTAACGATATTCAAGAAAGCTTCAATGCCGTTATGAATGAGAAAATCATTCAGGCTGTTACAGAGTTTCGAGAAAACACCATCTATGATATGTTCTCAGAAGAGGAATTCGATCTTGTGGAATTCTCCCTGGATGAGGGGACAGGTAATTTGGCGGGTATGTCCAAGCATCTTCTGAAGACTCTCACAAACGACGGCGCTGGAGAAAATTCCGAAGTGGAGTCAACAGGAAGAATCAAAAATGCCTCGGCACTTAAGAAGCATATCCACACAGCAATGGTCGCCGGACATACTCCTGTGGTACACGTAGATGGAAAGCCAGTAAAAGCAGCAGTCTCCACTCATTCATATGGCTCTAGATCCGAATACAGAGTTCATGGGTCGGACAAAGAGAACTCGCAGACCGAGTATCGCTATCATAAGCCATACAGAGCAGGTGGGAAGATGGTCTATCCTGCTTCCACAAGGTATGAGAACCCAAGCCCAAGATATGGCAAGGGAGATGCAATTGAGCATCTCATGCATTCTGCCACACAGGGCGAGGCGGATGCATTTAAGAATAAGAACATTGAAGTCAAGATCGTCAAAGCAGATAAGAAGAGAGCCGAACTTCATGCCGCAAGGGTAAAAAATAAACCCGACATGCAATCGAACTATGTGAAGAAAACGGATGACGAGAAGAAGAAAACTGCAGGGATGTACACATCGGATATAAAACAAACCTCGACTACCTCTGCAGGAGATAACCTCAGAGGAATCAAGAGAGCAGCAGCGGAACATCTAGCAGCGAAGAAACTTGCCGGAAAGTCCTCGGCAAATGCAGAAGCAGATAAACTGCACGCCGAAATTGGAAAGCATCTAGCGGCTGGTAATGTACGTGGTGCGAAAGAAGCAATCTCTAACTTAGCAAACCACATTCACCAACACGGATTGACTACCAATGCAGATAAGATCAAAGATTACGCAGATAATCTGGAAAAGCTCAAATCCAGTTACGGAAAAGATTACGCTAAACAGAATCTTGAAAAACTCCGCAATGAATCTGCGGATGATATAAATATTATAGAGGATATTGATTCTCTAATTAAGCAAATTTTAAATCTGAAAGTAGATTAAATGACCACAACGAAAGATCTCGTCTTAGCGATTCAAGACGGAAAAAGCGCAGAAATTCAAGATAGCTTCGATGCCATCATGAATGACAAATTGGTTAATGCGATAGAGAGCTATAGAGAAGCAGTCGTGTCTTCCGTGTTTGAAGAATCTTCCCCAGAAGAACAGGAGCAATAAATGACTGTATCCGTAAGCGTCCTCAAACTAACAAACACCAGCGCCGTGGTAAAAGTTTCCGGCAACGGCGGCACCGGTACCATTACTCTTGCTACAGATTTATTGCCCGCAAATCAAGTGATCTCGGGAACTCCTAAGGTATCCATCGGTTACGCACAGTGGAATATCAGTCCAGGAGCCTCAGATACCATTGTCGTTACAAGAAATTCCGTGAATGTTCTGCATCTTTTCCAGAATGCTGGAGAGTTAGATCTATCTGGCAATGGCGGATATACAGACAACACAGAAGAAGCCAGCAACATCTCAGTTACCATTACAGGAACCGGAGATTTGTATCTAACATTAAGAAAAACAGAAGGATATGTCACAAAAATTGAACCAGAATATTATGGTCAATACGACAATCCAAACGCAGTAGGGAGCTAATAAATGAAATTCCTAAGAGAGAGCTCAGAATACAGCGACGTCAAGCTGTTAGAAGAAGCATCGGAAGTTGGACCCAAGAAACTTTTCATCGAGGGCATTTTTGCTCAAGCAGAGAAGAAGAATCGCAATGGTCGAATCTACACAAAGCCCATCATGGAGTCTGCGGTAAATTCATACATCGAGAACCATGTTTCTAAGAATCGTGCGTTGGGGGAACTATCCCACCCAGAAAACAGACCACGCGTTCTCCCAGAAATGGCTAGCCATAGAATCACGGAACTCCGCATGGATGGAAACGATGTCTACGGCAAGGCCCTCATTTTGTCGACACCACAAGGAAACATCCTCAAGGGATTGCTTGATGGTGGAACCCAAATGGGCGTTAGCACACGAGGGCTGGGCTCTGTTTCCGAAAGAGCAGGAGCAACATACGTGGGCAATGACTATATGATCTCGGCAGTAGATGCGGTGATTGACCCTAGCGCATTGGATGCTTGGGTAAACGCAGTCAACGAATCTCAAGAGTGGCTCGTCACAGACGACGGGCAAATTCTAGAGAAGATGCAAAAAGAAATCAAGAAGATCAAACTATCTGAGGAACGCAAGTTCCAATTGATGGAGCAGTTCTTCAAATCAATCCGCGCGTAACAGCCAGGTTGGTAATATCGATGGAAACACCTGAAAATCGGCGGCAAAATCATGCTCGCTATAAATATCATTAAACCAATAGGAAAATACTATTATGGAAAACAACCTCGAATTACTTGAAGAGCTTCGCCAAAAGGCGGCAGAACTTCTTGAGGCAAAAGATCAAGGCACAGAAATCGTCGAAGAGACATCTACCGAAACTACCGTAGACGCAACACCAACAGAAGTTGTTGCTCCTACAGAAGACATTGATGTATCGGCAATTTTCGCCGGAGAAGATCTCTCGGAAGAATTTAAGACAAAAGCAACTGCTATTTTCGAAGCAGCAGTTGCTCAAAGAGTGAAAGCGATTGAAGAATCCTATGCTACTGCGCTGGGTGAATACAAAGCTGAACACGACCAAAAATCGCTGACCGAGTCAGAGGAATTGGTCGAGGGACTAACTGAAAAAGTTGATGGATACCTCGACTACGTTGTCGAGCAGTGGATTACTGATAATGAAATTGCCCTGGAACGCGGCATCAAAGCCGATTTGTTTGAGAGCTTTATGGGCGGAATGAAATCCTTGTTTGAAGAACATCACATTAATGTTCCAGAGCAGGAGCTAGAAGTTCTTGATGAACTTCGTTCGGTCAATGAAGGGCTGGAGAGCAAAATGGACGAAATGCTCGAAGAGAATGTCGCATTGAGAAAAGAGATGAAGGATATCGCAAGACACGTCAGTATCGCAGAGGCAGCCGAAGGGTTGTCGGAACTGGATACGGAACGTTTTGTGGAACTGGCAGAAGGTCTCTCATATGACACGGAAGACGGTTTTAAGAATAAGTTGGCAGCGATTCGCGAGAATTTCTTCCAGAAGACAGCTGAAAACCAAAAGCAACTATCGGAATCCGTCGTAACTGACGAGCCGGTTATTATTGAAGAAGAAACCCGCGCACCACAAATTGATCCTTCGATCAACGCGTATGTTTCGGCACTGACTCGTAACAAAATTTAAAGGAAGACCATCATGGAAGAAACAAACATCCAAGCCCTCGTTAAGAAGTGGGCACCCGTATTGGAGCACACAGATCTTGCTCCAATCAAAGACGCTGCTCGTAAAGCAGACACCGCAGTTCTCTTGGAAAACCAAGAACGCGAAATGCGCCGCGAGCGCCAGTCGTTGAATGAAGATGCGCACAACAACGCAGCGGGCGCGATGCCTGACTCCGGTGGTGTTGCTAAGTACGATCCGGTACTGATCAGCTTGGTTCGCCGCGCTGCTCCTGCGATGATCGCTTATGACATCTGCGGCGTTCAGCCAATGACCCAGCCAACTGGACTGATCTTCGCAATGAAGAGCAAGTACGGTACGCAAGGTGGTCCTGAAGCTCTGTTCAACGAAGCAGACACCGACTTTTCCGGTACTGGCACCCACCAAGGTGACCTAGATGCCGCGATGACCAAGACGACTGGTACTGCTATGTCGACGGCAGCAGGTGAAACTTTGGGTTCTACCAGCGGCACCCCAGGTGGTACGTTCAATCAGATGGCATTCTCGATCGAGAAGACATCGGTTGTTGCACAAACCCGTGCACTGAAGGCAGAATACACCGTCGAACTCGCACAAGACTTGAAGTCTGTGCATGGTCTGGACGCAGAAGCTGAATTGAGCAACATTCTTTCGCAAGAAATTACGAACGAAATGAACCGCGAAATTATGCGTACGGTTTACACCAGCGCTAAGGTTGGCGCTAACGCAGGTACAACCGCTGTAACAGGCGAGTTTGACTTGGACGTTGACTCCAATGGTCGTTGGTCGGTTGAGAAGTTCAAGGGTCTCCTGTTCCAAATCGAGCGCGAAGCAAACGTTGTTTATCAACAAACTCGCCGTGGTAAGGGTAACATCATCATCGCTTCTGCAGACGTAGCGTCGGCATTGGCAATGGCAGGTGTTCTGGACTACGCTCCAGCTCTCTCCACAAACCTGACGGTTGATGAGGCTTCTAGCACTTTTGCTGGTGTTCTAAACGGACGCTACAAGGTGTATGTCGACCCATTCGTTGCAAACGGCACCGCCGACCAATTCCTGTTGGTTGGATACAAGGGCTCAAGCCGTATGGACGCTGGTATGTTCTTCTGCCCATACGTTCCTTTGCAGATGTATCGCGCTACGGATCCTAACACGTTCCAGCCGAAGATTGCATTCCGTACTCGTTACGGTCTGGTTGCTAACCCGTTCACATCGAACGCAAGCGGCACCAACATCTACTATCGCAAGATCGTCGTTAAGAACTTGCTCTGAACTTTTAGAGCTCAACAAAAAGGACCCAGAAGGGTCCTTTTTCTAAAAATTCTTTCGCAAGAAATTACGAACGAAATGAACCGCGAAATTATGCGTACGGTTTACACCAGC